GTGATGAACTCCTGGTTTGTATAATTTGTTTGAGTATGATAAGAATTTAATTTCTTCTTGTATTAATGCTAACTCTTTTTCACTATAAAAGTTTTCAATTAATACATGAGGGAATGGATTATCAAGTAATTTTATATTCATTCATCTCCAGCAAGAATAACAAACTCATCAATTGTTTCATCATAATACATTCCAATACCAGCATACCTTCCTCTAGTGTTTCCATTATATGAGGTTTGCTTCCAGTTAGTATTTTCTCCTTGAATGTTTCTACAGAATTGAATACCAACTTCTTCGTTTTCTTCTCCATTTTCGTCAACGATATCATCGTTAGATACCACAATAACTTCGATTACTTTGTTGTTCTCGTCTAATTTAGCAAAGTGTGCCATGATTATAAAACAGTAAATGTATTAGAACCTATAAAGGTATGTATAACGTAAGCAGTTCCGCCCACTGTAACATATGTAATGGTTCCTCCAGTTGCTTTAGCAACAGTGCCAGGATATCGAATTACAACTACCCCAGAACCACCACTAGATGAAGAAGCTGAAAAATTAGTAGTTACTCCATGAGCACCACCGCCACTATTTGCTGGGGCATTTGTTGTGAATGGATTATTTGTTGGATCTCCATTAACTCCAGTAGTACCTTCACCTGCTCCACCGCCTCCCCATCCAACATAACTATCAGAAGTAGTAGAAAATGATGTTAAATTATATGCGGCACCACCATTGCCTCCAGTACCACCAAAAGGTCCCACGCTAGTAGTAGTGCCAGCACCTCCATATCCACCGCCGCCGCCGCCACCATAATCCAAGATATTTGCGCCACCTCCATTATTACCTTGACCAGCAGTTCCTGTTCCCGCAGTAAGTCTTACTGTTGGAAACCCAAATGACCTAGAAGAACTACCACCACCGCCAGAACTACCATTTTTATCTGCGCCAGAACTTCCCCCAGAACCACCGCCTAATGATGTAAAAACAGCAGCCCCGCCAGCAGATAAAGCATAATATGTAGAACTTCCTTTACCAGTAGAGTTGTCAGCAGCAGCACCACCAGCACCAATAGTAAGATATAAAGAACTTCCGTTTGCTGTAGTTCCGCTGGTGGTTCTTACGCCACCACCGCCGCCGCCTCCAGAATAAGTTGGCCAAATGAAATCATCATCAGATGCTGTACCATACCATGGAGCATAAGAACCTCCGCCACCACCAACTAATAACATTTCCCAATTCAACGGAACTGCTGGGAGTATTGTTGCTTTTCCTATGCCAAATGCTCTACTACTTCCTAAACCAAATGCTAATGGGCTCATGTTAGACCTCAGCTAAAGTTTGTATTGCCTGAACCAAATACGTTGATGGTTCCAGCACCATCTCTTACGATGGTGAATGTGATTACATCGAAATTATTTGTTGCTGTTGGAGCAGTACCACCAGACCACTTAACTCCACCTGAAACAGCGGAACCATTTACACTACAAGCATCACCATAGGTTTGTGCTGTATCTCCGTCAATAATTAGAGTTACTGTTGTTGCCTTACTGTTGTCTGTTGGAACATTAGTGAATGCCCAAGTAGTTACAGAAGCATTTAAATCTCCAAGAACTACAGTTGCTGCCGATGTATCTACAGTAAGTGTTCCAGATGAAGGAGCAAGAGTTGTATTGAAATTATTTACAGAAGTTTCTGTGATCTGTTTGAGGTTCGTTGTGGTGGTAACAGTAAGACCGCCAAACATAGTTACGTCACCAGTAGAAGCAGAAATAGTTAATCGTTCAGTAAATACAGTATTAGCATCATTAACTGTTCTGAATGTAAAATAACCACCACTATTATTGTAAGCACGAAGATCCCATTTACTTTGATTTGCTGTTCCTCCACTTACAGTATATCTGATGAATGGATCTGTAGATGTTAAGTTTACTGAACCAGAAGAAGCATTACCAACAGAATTAAAAGTGGATGTTCCACTTACAGTTAGACTTGTTAGAGAACCAACAGAAGTTAAACTAGAACTTGTGACACCAGCACCAATACTCCAAGCACCAGTAGTAGGACCGATTGTGGTTGTTAATCCATTCGCAATCTGAACGTTACCAATTCTATATGCTTTACCAGTAGCAAGGTCAAAATGTTCTGTAGATGTGAATGCTGTTGTAGCATTTACATAAGTGATAGACTTGTCTGTGGTTCCCTTGATACGAATACCACCACCGTCAGCTGTGGTATCTGTTGCTCCCTGTGCGTTAAATGTCGCAGTGCCAGATGATCCAGTAACTGGGTTTGATAATACAGCGGTGTTGTTGGTGATCGAAACGATTGTCGTGCCAACAGGAACACTCAATCCAGCAGTAGAGATGCTAACAACCATTCCAGGAATTAGTCCCGTAACAGGCGAGATAGCAGTAATGTTTGCATTATTACTTACGATAGTTGCTGTAAATGTTCTTGCAGAAACATCAGCAATATCAATTAGTTTATCGTCAACACTCAATACGTTTGTGTTGATTGAAGTTGTGGTTCCATTAATGATTAAGTTACCACTAACTGTGAGATTACCACCAACGTTTGCATTTTGTGGAAGCGTAACATCAAAGTTAGCATCACCACGAACCCAAGTAGCAGTACCAGAACCAATAACTAACTGGTTATCTCCTGATGGTGTTGGTGGTGTGTGAGTTACGTTTGTATTATTACCATCTGGTGCTGGTCCGATCAATACGTTACCATTTCCAGTAGCACCAGCACCAGCATAGTAACCAATAGCAACGTTATCAGTTCCAGTTGTATTTCCTTCTAAAGTATTGGATCCAACGCCAACGTTTCTTTGACCTGTTAAAATACCAGTAAGTGCAGATCTACCAATAGCAACGTTATTCTGACCTGTACTTGCATTTGTGAGTGCCTGATATCCAATAGCAACTGTTCCTGCACCAGAGTTAATTGTCTTCGAAGCTTCATAACCAATAGCAACGTTCTGACTACCAGAGGTATTAGAATTCAGACAGTTGTAACCCATTCTAGTGTTAGTGGCAATAGCGTTACCACCTCTACCAATTGCGATTGGGTTTGCTCCACCACCACGAATAGTGAAGTCAGCATTAACAAAGTCCACAGTTCCATTTAGATTAACTACATCACCAACAACGTCACCTAAGTTTGTTGTTCCATTTACAGTTAAACTATTTCGTATCGTTGTTGTTCCAGTTGTTGCACCGATGTTGACAGCAGTAGCAGCACCAAAAGCATTAATTGTTGTTGCTGTTGTGTTGAAGACAGCAAAGGTAGTGCTAGCACTCAATACACTAGTAGTAAAACTAGGTGATGTAGCAAACACAGCAACACCAGTTCCAGTTTCATCACTCAGAACACCACGAAGTTGTGCAGAAGTTGTTGAACCAAATACTGATAGGTTATTGGTTGTGTAAACCACAGTTCCACCAGTACCAAAACCAACTGTAGAAGCATCAGTTCCACTGAAGGTTAGAGTATTGTTACATGTTAATGTTTTGTTGTTAGCAATCGTCAGAGTTCCTGTAACAGTCTGAGAGATTGTTAATCCATTGATCGTTGTAGCTGTAGCAGCACCAAGAGTTGGGGTAGTGAGTATTGGATTGCTTAGAGTTTTGTTTGTGAGAGTTTGAGTTTCACCTTCTGTTACCAGTCTGTTGGCAACTGAACCATCATAAACTCTCCAGTATCCACCAGATTCAAACCACTGCATTACGCTGTAGGTTGAGACAACACCTAAACCGTTTGTGGTTCTATTAACTTGAAGTCCAGCATCAACTCCTGTTAGATTTAATCCTTTTCTAAGTTCAATTTGTGCATCTTCAATTACAACAGTCTGACTTGAAACTGTAGTTGTAGAGCCAGTAACTGTAAGGTCTCCAGCAATAGTAATTGTGGATCCGTCATCAGAAATAATGCTATTTGTTACCTGTGAGTTACCACTATCCCATTTGAGCAATCTATTGCCAGTTAGGTTGGCATTATTCTTGAGTGAGAATACTGTTCCAGTTAGAGTGAGGGCAGTACCAGCAGTATATGTGGTATTAGTATCTACAGAACTAATGGTGATTGTTGAACCAGATTGAACTACTGATGTTGCACCACCAGCAGCAATTGTTAGATCGCCAGATGTATAAGTTCCACCAGTTGTTCCTCTCACCCTAGTGATAGTATCTACATAGGTTGAGTTGATTGTAATTGTGCTACCAACTTGTGATACCGTTGAAGATCCAGTAGCAGCAATTGTAATATCACCAGATGTATATGTGCCAGCAGTTCCTCTTACTCTTGTTATAGTATCTGTCGATGAAATAGTAATATCAGAACCTGATTGAGTAACTGATGTAGCGCCACTAGCAAGAAGTTGAAGATCTCCAGATGTATATGTACCTGCAGCAGTTCCTCTTAGTCTAGTAACTGTGTTTGTATCAGTAGCAGAAACTGTGATGGTTTGACCGACTTGAGCTACTGAAGCTGCACCAGAAGCAGCAATCGTTACATCGCCAGAAACTAAAGTACCGCCACTTGCTGCTAAACGAGTGACGGTATTTGTATCAACGTAACTAGAATTAATTGTAATGGCATCGCCAGTTCTTGATAATGTAACGTTTGTTCCTGCTACTAAACTTACGTCATCATCAACACCAGCACCAGCATTACCACCAGAAGTCAAACGAATAACTTTGGTTGCTGCGTTACCACCATCTTGGGCAGAAATTGTATAGGTTGTATTATTATCTGGAGTTGTTACAGTTCCACCTAAAGAAATAGCAGTTCCGTTAACAGTAATTGAGGAGTTGACTAGAGCACTATTTGGAATGAACGTGAATGTATTCGTGGTTCCAGAAATGATAGACGATTCAATCGTCTTATTTGTTATGGTTTGAGGAGCAGTTAAATATACATCACCAGGATTATCCCAGATAACTGTTGTTCCATTAGTCTTCAAATACTGTCCCGCAGTACCTCCAGAGTTAGCAGCAATAATATTGTTGCCAGTTAAGTTTAAGTTATCACCAGATATCAATTCTTCTATCTTCAGTGAAACAGAATTAACAATTAATGGGAAGCGGTCAGCCATTTATACTTACCAAATAGATACTAGTTCTCAGGTTTATTTATGCCACCCAAAACTGATCAAAAAGTATTTTTTATAAGCGGACAATCGGATTCGAACCGACGACATCTAACTTGGAAGGATAGCGTTCTACCACTGAACTATGTCCGCAGGGATGGGGATGGTCAATCCCCGTTGAGCAGGCTCGCCACTTGTTCTTTGACTGGAAACAAGAAACCAGGCGGGAGTAACCCCATCCGCACCACCAGTTTTTGAGAGAAACTGGAAACTCATCGAGGGGGTTCCCGACCAGGGTTGTTAACGTGTCTCCATCACGGGCATAATAGGGTCAAATTTGACTCCACCAGGATAAGTTTTAAGTCATTCCAGGACTTATAAATCAATCATACTTACGATAGGCACCCACTTCAGGGTCTGGATCTAACCACTTTGTATACTCAGGATCTTCTAAGCATACATCAAGTTGCATCTGGTTGTCAAGGTAATACATGTCAATATAACGCTTGGTCCATTCGTTGAACTTTTGAATACGGTAATCAGGTTTACCATTAATCTCTAGGAGACCACACTGGACATAGCGATAGGGGGAACGTTCAAGGATTACAGTGGGTTTGGTCATGAAGCATCGTCGTGATCAAAGTAATTATCCCACAATTCGTCATCGTTGTCAAGGGGTTGTGCCACGTTGGAAAGTGTCTTTAGATCAACTCCTGCTTCCTGAACGAGAGATGCTGGGACCATAGCCACAGCAGATCCATCATCTCTACGAATGATGAATGTTTCTCCATTCTCCACACGTTCCATGATCTCATCAAAGTTTTTTTCCAGTTCTAATTCTGTGATTTCGATTGTTTCTTCAGACATTACAGCAGACATCGTTTTCTTGTAAGTAATTTATAGTTTCTCGGCATCCACCAAGTCGTATGTCATCTAACATAATTTGTGGGAATGTAGATCCTTCACCAAACTCAGAGTAAAATTCTTCTCTGGTAAAGTCTTTATCTAGTTCATAAACAACGTGAGTAAACCCTTCATGTTCCATTACTGCAATACATTTTTGGCAGAATGGGCAACCTTGTTTTGAATAGATGGTGAATGACATATGACACGTAAAAATTATATATTAAAGATCGGAATGACAGGATTCGAACCTGCGACATCTCGCTCCCAAAGCGAGTGCTCTACCAAACTGAGCTACATTCCGATTAAATGCTCCACATACGAAGCAGGTTGTTATGAGACTTACAAATCAAATCAAACTCTTCAGTCTTTCCCTGATTTGCCAACAGAGACATTTTAGCAGAATTCAAGTCAAAAAGCAACTCCCTTTGATAGGGATCTTTAACTCTACTTTCAACCCAACCACAACAAACAAGTCGAGTTCCAGAAGTAACTTCAGTAACTTCATGTAATGTAGAGGAAGGATATAGAATGGCATCACCAGATTTTAACTTAATACCATCAAATTCTTCTGATACTAGATACCCACCTTCATATTCACTTGGATCATTTAAGAATATAGTGAATGAAAGATCAGTTCGTCGCCCATTAATAAAAGCATTATCAACATGATCACCATACTTTCCACCTTCAGTTGTTTTACTGAAAATAAAAGAATGAATTTTTTTAGGAACAGAAAATGAATTGAATAATAAATTCTTACCAAGAACATGTCCAACAAGTCCAACCAATTTTTCATATGAAGAACAGAATTGATTGAGTTGTTTATTCACTTTTACTTGGGAAGCAGCAACACCAGCTGTAGTAGTGCCATCTTCCCACCACTTAGGATCTTCTTCTTCAATAATTCTGATTGCTTTGTCAAGATCAGTTTGACTAAGAAGATCCTCAATCGTCAAGTACATAATATCAAAGTTTCAGAGTAGCATCACCTTTGTAGCATACGTGGCGGGGAGCAGGAATACCTTTGAATTCCACCTTACCTTCACCAAGTTTTTTAACGATCTCTTCTACCTTAAAGCAAGTGAGATATGGAGCAAGTTCTCCATCAACAGCAACTGCTTCACCAGCAGTAACAGCCTCAGCAGTAGATGTTGCTTGAGGACCAGTAGTGAGAGCACGAATTACAATAGGAGCGCCAAGAGCAATAGCAATAGCAGCACCAAAAAGAATAGCAATATTAGATTTAGACATTTAATTTACCTCGCTTGTGGGAGCATCATCTTCACACCTTCACCAAGAAGACCTTCGCCTTCATTAGTCAAAGCAGCATTTACAAGTCCGCCACCAATAGCAAGACTAGCAGCAGCGGCAACCAGAAGACGTTTTGAAGTCTTTGATTTTTTTGAAATTGTTTGTTCTGTCATGGTTCCAATTAGGAAGACTTATATTATATAGAGAAAAGAGGGGTATGTCAACCCCTCTATATGCTATATCTTGATTGTATCAAGAATAATGATAAGGTTTAATTATCAGAAAGTGAACTTGGTTTGGATCACTCCACCCACGTTAGAAGAGTTACCTTGGAACGCTTGGTTGTTGCTGACATAGAAAACAGCAGGAGTGACGCTAATGTTATCGCTTACACGATACTTATAGAAGACTTCCCACATCGTAGCATCAGCAGAGATAGCAGTAGAGTTGCCAGGTTGTCCAACAGCAACGCCAGCAGCATTACCCTTGGCAAACACATCGCTCCACTGAAGACCAGCAAACCAAGTCTGAGCATTGGTAGCACCAGTAGGAGTTGCTTGTCCAGCAGCATTCTTGCTAACTTCACTCCAACCATAAGCACCACTCACAGAAGGAATGATACCAGAAGTCTTGGGTTGCCAATAGGCATTCAGAGCGTAGTTGTTAGAGGTTTGACCCAGAGCAAGAGCAGCAGAACCACCGTTCACAGCATTGAAGTTACGCATACGGGTTCCTTCAGTGCCATAACGATAGCTGAATGCAGCACCATACTGAGGAGCACGATAACCAAGTTGAGCTTGGAGGTTGATACCTCCGTTCTCATCGAAAACACCTTTGGTGCTATCGCTACCACTTTGAGCAACATAGTTTACGCCAGCGATGACGCCACCTTTCTTGCCAGGTTGGACATACTGAACACCAAAACCAGCACCTTCTGCTTTGTTGAACACGCCAGGGGCACCAGCAGTTCCAGTGAAGAAGTCAAGGATCTGAGGACCATATGCACTAGGCTTCCAGAACATATCATGGTTCTCAACAATAGCACCAGCGGTCAGGGTAATGCCCTTAGCAAGTGCAGGGAACTGATAATACAGACGGTCAAGCTTCACAGCATCAGAAGTATTGGTTGCTTTGTCAAGCTTGAACAGCGAAGACGAAGAACCAAAAGGTTGAGAACTGAAGTTACCAGCACGAAGACGAGTGCGGAACAGATCTTTACCAGTGAAAGATGTATCAAGGTTCAAACGAAGATCGTAGTTGAATGCAGTGTGACCAACGTTGGAAGCAGCAGTTCCAGCACCAGTTTTGGTGTAAGCATCATCAACACCATTCAGAGTGAAGTATGCTTCACCTTTGAGTTTGGTGGTAGTAGAGAACTGGGTTGCTTCCAGTTGACCAACCTTTGCTTCCAGTTTATCAACACGACCACGAATTACTGCAAGTTCTTCACGGAACTCAACAGAAAGACGTTGGAGTTCGTCAGTCACTTCAGTCACACGATCAAGGCAAGCATTCAGAAGTGCTGCTGCCTCATAACGGGTCATTGCCTTACCACCACCATAAGTGCCGTTAGGATAACCAGCTACGCAACCGTAACGATCTACAAGATTGGTAAGTGCCTGATATGCCCAATCCGAAGGTTGAACATCAGACAGTTGAGAGACGCTTGTAACCTGCTCAGACGAGTATTGATTGACTGCTGCAATATTGAGATCTGCGGCATTCGCAGCAACAGGAGCAATCATACCAAGAGCAACGGGTGCAAGCATCAGTTGATTGAGTTTCATAAAAATTTTATTAAACGACATGCCTTTAAGGCTCAAGTATCTTAACACTCTCTTTAGATTTTGTCAATTAAAAGGAGGTTAAGAAACGGAAGTGGTAGGATTCGAACCCACGAACGCTTTCACGTTGCTTGTTTTCAAGACAAGTGCCTTCAACCACTCGGCCACACTTCCATGTATTGGAATTGTTCTTTTAGATTATAGAACAACTTGTGGGTTTCTGTCAAGACATAGTACCCAGTAAGTTTTTCTCCATCATCAGTCCAACCATATCCAATCACTTTTTCATTTATTCTATCATGCTTTTTATCAGTATGAAGATAATGATTGTAGCGTTGGTGTAGATTGATCATTAGCGTACCTCGAAATCTAGTTTGCGAACTTTTCGTTTGCGTCTTTCCTCTTGGTATTTTAGGTCAGCATTTGACAACAAAGGTTGTTTCTTAACATTGTTGTTAGAATTGAGCAATACAACTTCAGATAAATCAATTGCTGTAATCTGATCGCCACAAATGGTTGCCATATTTGGACAACCACATGATCTGGTTTTGACTGGGTGAGCCTCTAGCTCCTTGCCACACATGCGACATCTTATCGATAACATTTTTATTCATTTAGTTAATGTAATTTATGGGCGATACTGGATTCGAACCAGTGACTTACCACTTGTAAGGAGGCCACTCTACCGCTGAGTTAATCGCCCGAATGCTCCAGAGAAGATTTGAACTTCCACGCTTTTTAAGGCGGCGGATTCTAAGTCCGCTGTGTCTACCGTTCCACCACTGGAGCTGGCGTCTTGGGAGGGACTCGAACCCCCGACCAACTCATTAGAAGTGAGTGGCTCTATCCATCTGAGCTACCAAGACATGAGAGTATTATAGGTGGAGAGGGAGCATTTGTCAAGCCCCCTCTGCCTATTTTATTGTATCAAACTTCTACCGTGATCAGTCGGTTAGCATATTCATGAGCATATGATGTGCGGGCACCATGAATGCCCCAACCAATCCAACTATACGCATAGTCCATGTAACGATTGATAGATTTACCAGGAGTTTTCATCCTGTCTTCAATTCGTTTCCATTGAACTTCATTCGTAAGATAACGAAGTTGCGTTGGAAGTGTTGATGGAGAACCACCAAACTTCTTAGCGAAATCACCCAATCCATAATAACGATCGGCAGATGTCCATTGGATCAGACCATAACCACGTCCGCAGTTATGATAACTGGTCCTGCTACCACCTTCACAAATATTAGGCACGAACATGGATTCCTGCTTAATATTGCCCAGAATAGTAGCGAGGGCGTTTCTGTCTTTAATTCCTTGGTTTTGGAAAAAATCCAAAGCAAGGTTCTCATGTTCTGAACACCCTTTACAAATTAGCCTTTTTTCTTTTGGTTTTTCGGGAGCAACCTCTCGGGTCGCTGTCGTTTCAAACTCCTTGATAATAGAGAATGGCGTTGGAGGCGCCGTCAGAGGAGGAAAGATCGGCAGTGTTGCCACATTGGTTGTAACCGATGCCAGAAGGGGCAGGGCTACAGTAAAGAATTGTTGCATTAAATTTAATTGAACTCTACATCCGTATAGAAGAGGGGTACACCCATCTCTCGATGGGCATCTTCCACGGCTCTAAATATCACTTCACTTTCTCATAATGTGAGACCCACCTTTTTAGGGGTGGGTCTTCATAATATCACGTATTTATGTGAGTGTCAACCCTTCTTCCACGCTTCTCCTTCTGCTTTTCTTCTACGTGCTAGTCCTGCCTCAACATTTGAACCAGGATTTCTGTAGAGGTAAAGCGCATCTGGCACCTTATCCCATTCTTTATTTTTTAGAACACGAGTAATCGTATTGAAATTATCACCACCATAGAAACCAGCGCCCAAATTATAAGCGAAGGATAATAGAGCACCTCTTTTACCATCAGACATCTCATTCCAGTGAGGAATTTTACGAAGTGCTGGGAGGAAGTGATGCTTTGCTTCTTCAATTAGTAGCTCATCTGCTTCTGCCTGAGTGATGCTATCACCCATCTTAAATGCTCCACCATTCTTATTTCTAGTGGAACCCCAACCAATAGTAATTGGCAGACCACCTGAGAGAGGATCTGGATATGCATTTAGTCTGCATCCTTCAAATTCCTTCACCAATTTGATGCCCATTTGTGGGACATCATCACCACCTACTACGGGAGCTGCAGCAGCAGAGGTAGATGCTGATGCAGCATTACCCTTTTTTCCTCTATAGATCTCCGCCCAATCTACGTTATCTTCTAGATACTTAACTGGGAGGTTATCTTCTAACCACTGTACTGCCTTTACATGATTAGGGTTCTTCTCGTCATAGAACTTGAAGAAGTTGTGTAAATCTATTCTAGCCATTATTGTTCTCCTTTATTATCAGTCAAAAATACGACCCCAACCATCGTTGCCACCTGGGCACCAGCGATGCTTGAGAACTGCTTTGGTGTAAATGGTCTTCTTACCATTCGTTACAGGACCAGTATAGTTATCGTTGAGTGAACCATAAGGATCATTTACATAGTATCCTTTACCATCAGGTGTCTTACCGATGACTACACACATGTGCCCACCAGTAGGAGAAGTTAGAGAACCACGGTGAAGAATGCCAATCACAACAGGTTTGCCTCTATCAAGGCTCTTATCAACATCAGCAAAAGAAAGATTATAACTAAAACTTGACTTCACACCATATCCAGCAAGAACTTTAGTCTGAACTGCGTGGTCAGTTGTATCACCAATCGCAAATACTTTCTTCACATACTCGTCGTCACCTTTGATACTGCCTGGCTTGAGGAAAGCAAGACACATAGCGCATGATGAACTGTTGCAGGTTCTATGTGCGTCTCTGTAGTTATCTACTTGGTTGAAATATGGAACGTCAAGAACTGCTGGAGTAGGTGGTTTCGTTCTGAAAATACCAATCCATTCTGTCTCTGCGTCATCCATAAAGTTAGCAGGAAGGTTATCTTCTAACCACTGAACTGCCGCCACATGGTTTGAATTACCATCATCATAATACTTAAAAAAGTTATGAAGATCTAACGTCATTTTTTGTCTCCGAATAAACTAATGAAATACTCTGCGTCTATAACTGCCAATGGTTTTTTACCATTCTTTTTAATAACAACGAGAGGTTCATAGTCACCGCAGTTGGCCGATGCCTGCTCATAGGCATCCCAGATATTTAGCTTCTCCACATTTTTACACTCAATGCTATGAGGAAACTTTGATCTGGCAGCACGAGCCATGATGAGATCCTCACCACCAGCACCCATAGATCTACTTTCAATATCTTCTGGGTGAACCTCAAGCATCTCAATCAGTTTTTCTCTGACCCACTGTTGAAGACGACGACCCTTTGCTTTTGCTGACTGTACCTTCATAATAAAAAAACCTCCATCATGGAGGTATTTATTGCAATATTAAAGTTTAAATCCAGCAAACGTATCCTTTTTAACGTCTTGTTTGATGCTTCCAATAAGGTAACTTTCTACTTCAGTCTCCTGTGGAGCAACTTGCATTCCCTTAGAAGATAACCAGTGCTCTGTCCATGGCAGAGGATTGTTTGTAATGGGAGTATCAAAGATTGCCTTGAGACCAATAGACTTTAGACGGCGATTAGCAGTCCATTCAACATACTTTGCCAGTAGTTTATCATTAAGACCGATGATAGATCCATCTTTGAATAAATACTCTGCCCAAAGTTTTTCTTCTTCAACACAGTCACGGAACATCTGATAGACATTCTGTTCTTCTTCCTGGGCAATCTGCACCATGTCTGGATCATCACCCTCTTTCCATTTGTTGATAATATTTTGAGTGATAGTCATATGTTGGCTTTCGTCTCTTGCGATAAGTCCGATGATTTTGGCACTTCCTTCCAAGAGTTTAAGTTCACCAAAAGCGAAAGAGCAGGCAAACGATACGTAGAACCGAATTCCTTCGAGGATATATACGTTCGCAACTGCTCGATATAGCTTTCTTTTGAGTTCATATAGCGTCTCCTGTGCTGCTGGGGTTCCTTCTAACTCATGTTGCCACTGATTACCAGCGCCCCATTCAGTTGCTGCCTGCAAGAATTCATCGTAAGAACGAGTAACTGAACGAGCACGAGAAAGGATCTTTTCATCCTCAAGGATCGTATCAAATACTTCAGAAGGATCCGCATACACATTCTTGATGATATGTGTATATGAACGACTATGGACCATCTCCATTGTCTGCCAGATATTCATGGCACCTTCAAGTTCAGGGAGGGAACAGTATGGCATGAAAGCCATACCAGGACCACGACCCTGTACACTGTCAAGCAGAATTTGATACTTGAGATTAGAAGTAAAGATATGCTTTTGTGCTGTGTTTAGAGTTTGATAATCAGCACGATCCTTTTGAAGGGAGACTTCCTCTGGTCTCCAGAAGTATCCAAGTTGTTGCTGTGTCAGTTTATCAAACACAGGATACTTAAACTTATCATAACGTTGGACCCCAAGAGGGGGTCCAAAGAACATCTTTTGTTTAGTACTATCAACCTTGTTGGTATTAAATACTGTCATCCCCTCAAGTTTCATGCGATCACCAGTAGTTCTAAATCTTGCAACTGTCACAGTCTTCTTCCTCCGTTTGGAAAATATCGTTAAGTAAATCTTCTATGCTTTTCTTTTGTTCTTGTGTGACTGGCTCATCAGTCTTGATATCGTATGTATTCTGATAATAAGAAGTCTTCCATCCATACTTGTAAGTATTCAGGAAGTCTTGTGCCATCACCGACACAGGAACTTCATTATCGGCATAATTCTCTGGATTATACGACCAGTTACCCGAGATCGCTTGATCAAAGAACTTCTGCATAACAGCAACAATATTGATATAACCAGTATTGTCAAGCATATCCCAAAGAAGCGTATAATTATTCTTAAGAGATTGATACTGTGGGACAACTTGCTTGAGAGGTCCCTTCTTTGACTTCTTAACGGACAGGTAATCTCTAGGTGGTTCAATTCCATTTGTTGCGTTTGACACAACGGAACTGCTTTCCGATGGCATTTGTGCGGACAACGTTGAGTGTCGTAGACCGTGTGTTTGTATCTCGGAACGTAGAGTTTCCCAATCATATTTCAACGTGGGGTCACAGAGTTCATCGACATCACGCTTGTAAGTGTCGATTGGCATGATACCTTGAGAATACTTGGTTCGATTGAAGTATCCACAGGCTCCCTTCTCCTTGGCGATTGCGTTGGAAGACTTGAGAAGATAGTACTGGAAAGCTTCAGTAAGGTCGTGGACGAGTTGCCAGGCTCGTGGATCATCATAGTGTTCTCCTTGCTTTGCGAGATAATGTGCGAGACCGATATAACCGATACCCAAAGAACGACGATTGAGTGTTGATGTTCGTGCTGCCTGAACTGGATACTGCTGATAATCAATCAACTCTTCCAATCCACGAACAGCAAGATCACAAAGTTCCTCAAGGTCATCCAGTTTATGTATCTTGCCTACGTTGATAGCAGAAAGAATACACAGGGCAATCTCACCTTCACCATCAATATGCTGGATAGGATCTGTAGGAAGTGTGATTTCCTGACAGAGATTTGACATATTTACTTTATCAAGGAAAGAAGAGTGAGAGTTACAATGGTCGATGTTCATGATATAAACACGTCCAGTCTCTGCTCGCTCCTTCAGGAGGTCCAAAACGAGTTCTTGAGCTCCAATAGTTTTTCGTGGAACAGTTGTATCTCGTTCGTAATCCACATACAGATCGTCAAATCGATCAGTCCCAAAAGCATCATACAGACCAGGAACGTCGTGTGGTGAGAAGAGTGAGATTTCTGCGTCTTGGATGAAACGTTCATAGAACAGTTTGCTGGTTTGAATAGAGTAGTCTAACTTACGAACACGGTTATCTTCAGTTCCTTTATTATTTTTTAGTACTAAGATGTCTTCGATTTCTCTGTGCCAGATTGGGAAGTGGACAGTTGCTGATCCACCACGGATGCCATTTTGAGTACAGCATCGGACAGTTGCTTCAAACTTTTTAAGGAATGGGATAACACCTGTGTGCGTAACTTCTCCCCCTCGGATCTTGCTGTTGATGCCACGGATGCGACCTGCGTTGATACCGATGCCCGCCCTTTGTGAAACATACCTGCCGATAGCCATATCAGAACTAAAGATGCTATCGAGGGTGTCATCAACATCAACAAGAACACAGCTAGCAAATTGTCGAAGTGGAGTTCGCACTCCTGCCATGATAGGTGTGGGAATGTTGATCTTGTGCTTTGAGATTGCGGTGTAGTATCGTTTGACATATTCCAGTCTATCCTTTTGATAATTTTGGAACAAGGTGGCGGCAATCATCATGTACATATACTGGGGAGTTTCATAAACTTCACCAGCACTTCGGTCTTGTACAAGGTACTTATCCACTACTTGGCGAAGACCAGCATATGTGAATAAGAAATCACGGTCGTGATCAACAAAACTATTGATCTTGTCCCACTCTTCTTTAGTATATTTACTCAGGATTTCTTTATCGTAGATACCCTTTGATGCACACCTGAAAGCATGATCAAGAATGTGGGGATGACCATTCACCCAGTCAGATCCAAACACTTGCTTGCGAAGTCCGAATAGCAGCAGGCGGGCAGCGACGAATTGATAGTTGGGGTTCTCCAGGCTGATAAGGTCGCTCGCAGAGCGCACCAGGATCTCCTGTATGTCCTTCGTCTCGATGCCGTCGAAGAACTGGAGACCCGAGTTCATTTCGACCTGAGAGGCGCTCACGCCGCTCCCTAGACCCTCGCAAGCCTCCTCCACCATCTTGTGGATCTTATCGAGGTTGAGGGGTTCCACAGACCCGCTGCGCTTGCGAACTTTGATACCATGTCCGTTTGTCATACTTTCTTCCAATTGTTTAGTTTAAGGGTTGCTTCTAATCCACTGTAGATATTGCATTCTACTATATTTTGAACGTCTCGTCCAGCCAGGGACATTTCGTTCAAGTCCTTCTCTTGGATATTACTGGGATAAATCACCACAGAGTATCCTGCTTTGATTACTTTTTCATATTTTCCTACGATTTCTCTGTTACGTGGTTCATTATCAAATACAAACACCGTGTCTTTTGAAAATTGAGACAGTGAAACGTCAGAACCTGCCATTGCTAATGCGTTCTTTATGAACATACTATCAAAGGGTCCTTCAGTTACAAATAGTCTCTCGTCGTAATTTACTCTATCCTGTCCGAAGATCTTAGGTTGCTCTTCATCCAGCATGATCGTGATGTATCTAAGTTTTGCTTTAGGAGCTAGCGATCTGCCTTGGTATCCAAAGAGGTTACCTTCTTTATCTCGGAAAGGAATAATAATTCTGGAACTATCTTGACGTAGTGTATCAAAGATTTTCTTTTGTTTGTTTGTCCACTCTTTGAATTTGGGGCAATAGTAAAAGTAATCTAGATCTTTGATGCCTCGTTGCTCAAGATATTCTCTCGCTGGGTGAGAAATATTTAGGTCTGATATTTTTTCAAGATCAATACAATTTTCAGATTTGCTGAAAAACTTTGGTTCCTGAAAATTGAAGACAGGGTTTGGAACTGATGTGCCTTTACCAGTCTTACCATCCTTGAACTTCTCCATGACATATTGATCATGAAGGAAAGTATCTTGATCTTTTATAAAGTTCGCAAGTGTTCTGCCAGCACCACAGTTATGACATTTGAACACAAAGTCATTCTTGATCTTGAACAAATATCCCCTCGCCTTATTGCGTCTCTTTTGACTGTCTCCACAATACGGACACCTGAAGTTATACAGGTCTGCCTTCTTGCGAGCAAAGAGAACTAGGCGAGAGGACACTAGTTGAATATATTTGACATCAATAAAAGAACTCACTTAGTCTGTGCTGGCGTACCTCCACCTATGGTAGCACTGCCATTGCCGACTGTCAAGAGGTTGCCGAAGAAACTGGCCGATCCGATAACTGCCACAGCTGCTGTAGCGATGCCAACGGATACCCACCTGAAAGTTGCTAGATCATTTACTCTATTTTCTACTTTCTCAATACGATCTTTCACATCTCTGATCAGTTCCATGATCGCACTGTCATTTCTGTCATTCTGTTCTAGTCTATTCTCATGACGCTCTAAGATGAGAGCAACGTTCTGGTTGCTCTCACTAATTTTATCTACTGCTCTCTCAAGTTTGTCAAGCATCTCTTTGGAGAGATCTTCATATATTTGAAATTTTGCTTCTAATATTTCTAGGTCTCTGCCAAATCCAAACATGACTCCCCTTATCAGACGTTGCGAACTGCGAAGTTCAGTGCTGCCTGATAAGATGACGCATCTTTGTTTAGCAGATACTGGAACTGTTGCTTGTGCTCATCATCAAGTTGAGCATAACAAGCAGCGATGCGCTTTGCTGAAAAATTGTCTAGGTTCTGAACACCACCGTCAGCAAATTGGATCCTTGCGAATGATGCTTCACCGCTGGGGTTGAGTTCAGAAGTTGCTACATCGAGAGCAACTTGGATTACATCTTGGTTTTCTGTCATAATATTTCCTGTGGGTTCAAATGAGTTTCTTTGTTGAACACGCTTCTGCTGTTCAGATGCCTTTTTCTTGAAATCAGAAAGGCGGGCTTTCATGAGAGTATCCATTTCTCTCGTCTTGTTCATCATCTTCTCTTTCGCTTCTTTGCGCTTCTGTTGAAGATCCTTAGAGCGATTGAGTTTCTTTTGTTGTTGAATTTGCTTCTGTGCCCTTTCAGTATCGGACACAAGTGCCTCATCAATTTGCGTTTCTAGATGTTCTTTCATTTTTCTGTGTTGAATACGATTGAAAAGGGCACGGGCGCCTTTACTGCGACCATCTACTTTATCTTGATTACCTTTCTTATATTTACGATTTTGTTTTGGATTTACCATAACAAAAGCAGGAGGTAGTGCCAGACCTTCGCCAGATCCAGCAACGTTCATCATTTCATTCATATTAGGTTTAGACTTTTCAGACATTCCTGATCAAAATCCTTTGTAAGTGAAGGTGGTAATCTATTTAGAAACAACATAAACGCCTTTATTTGAGGCCAATACGTTGCTTCGGTTTTATAAAAGAGCAGCGGTGTTGCTGCATCATCAAACACATTATACAATACTATCACATGATTTAGAATGAGATGGGTTTTCAATTCACCCGTCGTTTCGTATCTCTTTAGTAATCTTTTAATGTATTTGAAGCGTTTGAGGTCTTCTTCAAAATCACTATAGGTTACTGACGACGGGTTGTTGTAGTTTTGAATGGCAAAGAATAACCAATTCTCATGGTTCAATTCACTAAAGTTCATAAATTAGGTGCCAAATGTAAGTGTGGCAGCTCCGTTAGAAATGACTTCTTCAGTTCCACCTGCTGATGTGATCTTCACTCTATACTTATAACCATCTCTAGATGCACTAGCAAGACCAGAGTAGGTTAGAGTTGCTGATGTGAAACCAGCATAGGTGATACCGCTGTCAAGAGAAGCAGTAACGTTCTTCCAAGTTGTTCCATTTGCTGTCTGACGCTGCCAAACATAAGTAAGAGCACCAGGAGTTCCTGTTGTGGTTGTAGTAAGTGTGAATGAACCAGCACCAGTTACTGATGTGGAGTTTGCAGGTTGAACGCTAATTGTTACAGCAGATGCTACATCAGCAGCAACCTTATCGTCTAGGTCAGCAGCATTTACAGGAGCATCTTTGAATGCTACTAGGTGCTGTGCCTTGTGACGGGTATTGCCATCAGAATCAGTATAGGTCATATACTCCCACCAACCAGGGGCAGTCAAACCACGCTGTCTGTTCTCATCTAGTGTTGCTTCTACGTCATCAATAAAGACTGTCTTTCGAGCAGCAGTAGCATAACCCTGTGCTCCAACAACTGTGCTATCGCCATCAACAATCAGGGTGTCGTCCCAGTCATACTTATCCACAGAGTTCTTTTCTGTAGTGTTTAGAACGATCAAGCTTTGTGCGTTTGTTTCAGCACGACTATACAGGGTCATGGATACACTCCAAATATTTCCGATTTCTAAAATTTATTTATAAAAAAGGGAGACCCTATTTATGGTCTCCCTTACGTAATACAATTTGTAAGAACTTTGTGATTATATCTAGCAAACCATTTTCCTCAAATCTTTTTGTTTTTGCTAACCACTCAGAAGCAGTTAGCAGAAGACCTAGGACTATGGTTACACCCCAGTTAGTTACAAAGCAGGTAATCATGCTTCAGCTTGTGGTTTGAAGAGAAGCTCTTTGACAGTCGCAAATACAGCATCATCGATACTGTTGTCAGTTGATTTTACATACTTACCAAGAAGTTCAAGAACAAGGTTCTTGACTGCTGGATGTGTAGCAATCTGAAGAAGAATTGGTTTTACAACCGCTACTACTGCGCCCATGGTTCTATTCTGAATGGAACAGATCTATTTATCCCTTCCTGCTTTTTACGTAGTCGGCAGATGACATAATATAATCTGCCGCAAGGGTTATCTTAGATTGCACCCACTCTGGTAAATTTTCATCTGGTTTCAGAATGTCATGAAGTTCTTGAGCATTACGAATAACTCCTCTAAGTTGAGTTTTTGTCATGTCTCCTTCATAATCATACTCACCCTTATCATAATTTTCTCGTTGAATATCTGGGTGGGGAGCATAGAGTGGTCCAGGATAGTTACCACCAAATACAATACTTTCTTTGGTAACCATTCCTTTGGCACCATCCTTTACGGTTGGCATCACTTCAACAGTTGCTTTCTTTTTACCTTTGCGTTCTTTCTTTTCGCAACCACACTCTTCGCAGAACTGTCTATAGGTCTTCATGACTTTTTTTTCATCGCCATGATCTTACCAATCTTCTTACGGCGAGCAGCAAGGTACTTGTCTGACTTATCCTTGTCACCATCGTTATCAATATCACCGTCTTCCTTACCGACAGGATCCATACCTTCCTTCTTCATCTCCATCTTCTCATGCTTCTTCTTAGAAGACTTACCCATCTTCTCTTCTTTATCATCTTCACAATACTCTTCCTTCATTCCCTTATTCTTTGCTTTCCAAGCAGTAGCATAAGCGATTGACTTTTCTTTATCACTCAAACCATCCTTTGAATATCCTTTCTTGATGTGCTTGACCATACGCTCATACTTTGCGCCAGGAGGTGCCTTCTCTTGGAGTTCGTCACCTTCTGGTTCGAAACCAGCCTTCACACATTCATCTTTACCATTCTTTGTGCCAGCATACTTGTAACCTTTCCAGCAAGCTTTGCCGTCAGCACCTTTTATCTTTTCAATAACATATGTTGATCCATCTAGTTCATACTCTTCTCTTTCTAGAACCTCATACTCTTCCTTAGTTGCCAACTGCGCCTTTGGACTTTCTTTCTTGGCAGTCTTTTTCTTTGTTGTAGTATGCTCAATCTCAGCACCATGGGATTGAGGATCCATACCATCAAATGCTTCAGAAAGGTAAAGATCTACAGGTTCTGTATTCTGGAAGCAATCGCCTCCCATCCACTTACCATAAGCTTCCATCAAACCTGATGAAAACTCGTCACTATTCTGAACTGTATTAATTGGTTTCTGATACTTCATCGTTATAGAAAGAGGTTCTTCTCAGATTATTTATAGATCTTATATTCTTGATCCACTCTCTGAACATCTCGCCATCTTCAGTAATGATGATAGCATAGTTTCCACCAACACGATGAATGGTTCCTCTCTCTCCGTTGCGAGAAGACATAACAAAGTCTCCCTCCTTGAACACCTCATCGTGGCGTTGTTGTTGGCGTAGTGCCTCTTCACGTAGTTTCTTGAAATCTTTCATTAGTCTCTAACCTTCACATAAGATGAATTGTAAAAATAACTTGTCTTGAGTAGTCCAGAATCATCAAAGATCTGTAGTCCCTGAGATCCCGCATATAGATACAAAGACTTCAGTACATTATTTTTTATAGTTGCTTGTATCTGGTTACTGGTCATAATCCACCCTAACTCCACAGGACCAATCTTAGATTTAAAATAAGTTAGAGCTTTCTGAGGATTAGATTCAATACCAAATCCAGTTTCACCAGATAAAGTCTCAATATACGAAGAAAATAAATCAATCCACCCAGAATGTTTGACTATAGCATTAATGTCCTCATTATCAGTAAAGAACTTTTGCCTAGATTTATTGATAATCTTATTCGTAAACTCTTTTGCTAGTTTTTCTGGAAAATTATTATTTTCTAAAAACTTTTTTCTGACTTCCTTTATCTTATTATAGATGGTTGAACTAGTCATATCTATAATCATCGCTGCTGGGCCTGCGGCAACTTTTCCTTGTTTAGCAGAAGATCCATCAATTCCAAGTTCGAACTGAACACCAGTTGAAGGACCAAAATTTCTACAATCAAAAAAGTAACTATATGATTTTTTAGTTTTGTTTTTAGTTCCAGCAACAGAAATAGTGTATTCTACTGTAAAGTAAATGTAGATCTTCTGTGCTGTTTTTTCCCAACTAACTCTCATATCTTTAACTTCAATACTATAGTCATCAATAGATGGATTTGAGATTAGATCAACTTTAGTGGTTTTCAAAGCTTTCTTCAAAGATATAGGAATCAAAGTTCCATTAAGAATATTCTCATGAATCCATGAGTTATATCTTACCAACTCTGCCATATCTTCTTTGACTTTTCCATCAGATGGAGATATATTTTTCTTTCTGAACTTGTTATACTCAGCCAGAGTTCCTTTGAAGAATCCCCTAGAAGCTTGAGGTCCTTCTTGAAATCGTTTTAAATTTTTGGAGATGGCAAAGATATCAGCAGGATTCCATTTATCAGCATTAGCAGTTCCATATCTGGGAACATCAGCAGCAATATTATTTGCTGATCTTAGATGCTTTGCCAATACCAAGTTAAACTTATTTGTCCATTTACTTTTGAACCATTCTATTTCTTTAGCACCAGCAAAGAAAAAATCATACTGAGTTCCATTTTTTAGATATGGAGAAGCATATAAAGCATTTGCTACGTTGGTTCCTGACTTTATCCATTCACCTTCATTTATTCCAAATTCAAATACTAATTCTGTATTGAGTGTAGTGACAACATCTCTGCTTATAATATTCTTTACTTTAATGTCTCCATTTCTCCCATCCATCAAAAACTGTTTAAACTCAGCTTCTGTGATGGCAGACCCCTTATCCTGTCTAAATGCTAAAGCATAACATGTTAATGTCTCTGTCCAATCAGATGTTTTTCCTGAGAATCTAGAATCGGATTTTTTTGCATAAGTGGAGACGGTAGCTTTTTCAATCTTACCAAGTCGATAGATTTCTATTTTTCCATCGGCAATATTCTGAAACTCTATCTCTCTCCAATTAGGTTTTGATCTTTTGGCATCAAAGTCTTCATCAGCAAAAATATCTTCGAGGATAGATTTATCACTAACATCTAAACCCCACTCCACAAACACATCGTAAACTTCTAAAATCTTTTTTACTTTTGCTCCAGCTGTATAAACTCTACGGGTAGGAACTTTTTCACCAGGGAAAAATACCTCTTTTCCATCTCGCAAAACAGATACAAATGGATCTAGATATTTTACTTTGCCACCGTTATATATTTCACTTATTACGCTACTCATGGAAGGTTACCTTTTACTGCTTTGAACAAACGGGTTTTGAAATCTTTGTTTCTTTTTAGATGAGTGGGAAGACCAGAGACGAACGTTTTCAAATCCATCTCAGCAATCGCCTTTCTCATTTTGCTAGCAGACATACCAGCAACACCTTCAGCATCTGGATCTCTAGTACCAGCACTCTTTATTTCAATCGTATTCATTTTGTAATCCGTTCCATTATATTTTTTGATGAACTGGAAGGCAGGAACACGATCAGAACCAACTACGAAGATGGCATCCGTATATCCCTTTTCTTCCAACCACTTCAACGCTTTGATAGCATCTTTGATATTAGTATCATAGACAATAGAAGACTTGTGATCTGGAAACATCTCTTTCATGAACCCAACCTTGTCCTCTGGATCCAAAGGATTTTTACCTTTGTTATCTACAGTGTGACTGGGAAACACATAGTAGTCATTACTACCAGCATACTCTTTGACCTTATTTATCAGCAGCTCATGTCCAGTGGTAGGAGGATTAAATCGACCGAACGTGAATACAGCAACCTTAGCACCTTCACCAACTGGAGGAGACCAAGTTTTATCCAACGTAAAGTTAGCACGAGAGAACTCAAGACGATCAACAATCTTGACTGCCTTGCCATCTACGATAGCAACATAACCTTCTGGTTTGGTAACCACAAAATTATCACCATTACGCAGGAACACACGGGTGTCGCTGAGAGCAGCAAGTTTCAAGTTGATCAGGTTCTTGGCATTCGTGAAGGAGTTATACATCACAATGAATGCTTTGAATGCTCGCTTGCTATCCTCTAGATAAGAAATGCCATTAGCAAGGATGTCACGATACTGTGCTTTAGACTTCTCAGTTTTCAAGCTCTCAACCTTTTCAACCAAAGACTTCTCAAACGCTGCCTGAAATCCACTCATGAATTTGGCGGTGTTGTTGATCGTCTTACCTTCTTTCACAAAGGAGTTGGTGTAACGCTTCATCGTATAACCAAGAGTGAATTGCTTGGTCGCTTCATGAGCGATAGTTTCAAGAAACTGCTTGGCAACAGGAGCATTCCTATTAACAACAGAAATTACAGACTTCAATACACGCTCTTCTGCAGAAGTCAAACCAGACTTGGCGCTGATGTTATCTACCGTAGCAGATGCAAGGAATACATTGCGGGTGGATTTAAGATTGAATTGATCAACACCAAATCCAGCACCCATCTCAAGCAGAGTATTACCACCGCTATAGTAAGTGTGAAACACAACTCCAACTTGTGCTGCTTTTACTGCTTTGCCAAGATCACTATCAACGGGCCAAGCATACGTCAGAGTATTAGGCGTTGCCGTATAGAAATGATCACCATCGATAGTCTTGGATTGAATATCCTCTTTGCTGAAAAGAAGGTCTCCCTGAATAACTCCCTTGACTTTCAGTTCAGGAAAATACTTTAGACAATACTTTAGCTTCGTAGCAAGATCAGGAATATGTCCATGATTTTTATCGATATCTGCATCGGTAAAATTTACTTTGGGTTCTTTCTTGTTGAATACGGACTTAGTGCCGACAAAGAAACGACCGCTCTCTGGGTCAATGCCACAAACCACAGCAGGAGCGCCATCCCATTTGGTAGTAACCTTCACGTTACCAGTAGGACGACCACCAAGTTCGTCAATAAAACCTTGGATCAGATCTTTGGAGGCGAGATATCCGTTGTATCCATAATTTATCAGCTCGTCCTCCAGGTGCTCTAGATGCTTGTTCTGCGTTGCCATCTACGGAGAAGGGGGGTCACCCCTATTTAGGTGTCCCCCCATCATAGCACGTCAGAGGTCGTCCTCCGCTCGGTTCTCGGAATAATAGATGTCAAACTGTCCACCAGGATACCGTTTTTCAAGTTTTTTAACATTCCGTTCAAGCACTTCTTCAAACGAAACTTCAAGTGCCATACATGCTTGGGCAACATACCACATCAGATCGCCAAGTTCAATAATCATATGCTCTCGGTTATCTTCACTGAAAGGTTTTCCTTGGAAAATCATTTTCTTGACAATCTCAAGAAACTCACCACCTTCAGCGTTAATGCCAACACCAGCAGTAAGCAGTCGTTCAATATTGGCACCCTTACGATCAAGCTCAACAAGCCGATCAGAAAGAGCAACAAAGTCTGTAGAAGCGTCTGAAGTAACAGCATCAACAAACTTCTCATAACGGGCAAAATCAATGTTCATACATTCCACTCAGCAAATTTAGATAGACGGTTTTGGGTTTTGGTAAATTGGGCGAACTCTTCGCCAGGATCTTCACTATCGATACTGATAGAGGAAGCATCATCTGCTACATCATACAGCTTCATCTTCGCTCTGTCAATTCCCACCATGAATTTTCGAGAGGCAGTTGGGTCGTTGTATCGGTTTTTAAGTTGTTTGACCATAAGGCGACCCTGTTGCTCAAGTTCCTCAGTGCTAATAAGGGCAAACATAAAGTCAGCAGTGGCAGGAAGACCAAAAGACTCAGAAGTATCGGTAAGGTCAGGGTCACTATTGCCATAACCACTACGAGTAGTTTGAGTAGCAGAGACAATCGGTACATTATGTTCCACAGCAAGACCACGAAGCTCTTCAGCAATCGCTTTAACATACGTGTAAGAATTGACAACTGCACCTTTATACCTCGCACTCGCACAAATGTTTAGATAGTCTACAAAGATTATATCAGGTTTGAAACTTTTTTTCAAGGAAAGGTCTGAGAGTAATGCCTTGAAGTGTCCAACGTGAGCAGATGCTGTTGGGTATTCTTTGATAATAAGTTTACCTCTGGTCTTTCTAGCGATCTCTTGTACCTTAGAAGTAAAGATAACTTCAGGCAATTCAGCAATATCTTTGACATTTACATTCAATAAGTTTGCGTCAATTCGTTCAGCAATCTTTTCCTCTGCCATTTCACATGTAATGTAGAGTACGTTGCGCCCCTGTGTGAGGGCGGCACTAGCCATGTGGCACATGAATAGACTTTTCCCGACACCCGTACCAGCAAGAGCGATGTTGAGAGTCTTATTAGGGAGACCACCTTTGGTAATGAAGTTAAACTTTTCGAGATCAAACGGGATCTTTTCTTCAGTGCGGTGGTAAAACTCATATCGTGCTTCTGCTTGTTCAATGTAGTCGTGTCCTATGTGTTCGTCAAAAGATACTGCCAGGGCCTCCTGTAAGATACCTGGGATCGCATCCTTCGATAGTTTTTTATCGCCACCATCTGCGACCTTGATGGATAGCATGAGGGCGAGATAGATTGCTCTGTCTTGACACCATTTTTCTGTGGCATCAAGGAGCCAATTGAAATCAACCCATTCGTCTGAGAGACTGCGGAGGGTTGACATAGATGACTGGAAGATGTCATCTGTGAGATCGTTTCGGTTTTGAAGGTTGATTGATAAAACTTCTTGAGTAGGTACTTTGTCGTACTTACTGGAGAACTCAGCAATCTCTTCAAAGATGATGCGTTCATGATATTCGTTAAAATAATCTGCTTTTAAGAATGGCACTACCTTGCGGTAATACTCCTCCGTGAAGAGAAGATTACGCAAGATAGTTTCTTCGATACGTTCAGTTGCCATAAGAGAATTCTTTCAACGCCGCTTCTTCCAACTGTGCCATTATTTCTTCTGTGAAATACTTTTCGGGATCGGCAAGAATAACAGAAGGATAAACAGAGGATTCACCAACAACGATACGATTGCCTTTACGAGTGAATACTCCGTGCTCTTCACCCAGTTCCAATAGTCCGTAATAGCGATCCAATCCACGTTCATCAAAATAGAGTCTGGTTTCAACTTTGCTACCTTCCTTTGTTAGACGAGACTTCTTAGCTTCACACTTGATGATATTACCAACAACTTCAGTTCCATCCTTCTCTTTCTTTTTACCAAGATAGATGATCGTGGAGGCAGCATACTTCAGTCCAGTTCCACCACCCATTTCTTTGGTTGGAACATAAGATCCAATCACATCATAAGTGTGGTTAGTTACGATCATAGGAACATTTGCCTGACCCAGTTTCAGAGTAAGCACTCGAAAGGCACCTTTGATAAGTTGCGATTTAGTCATGTCACGAACTTGCTTATCGTTGGCAACATCTTCCATCTCTTTGCTGGTGGAGAGCATACCAAGACTGTCCAGAACAAACAGCATGGGCACACGCTCATCTTTTGGTTCTTTCATATACTTGTCGAGAATACGACAAGCTTGTGTTCTGAATTCTTCAATTGTTCCTACAGGCATGATGATCATACGCTTGCTATCAATTCCACGACTTTCAATCATGTCACGAGAAATTGCAGATTCACTTTCAAAATAAATGACGCCGCCAGTAAGATTAGCAGCAAGGAAATTACGAACGACAGAAAGAGCAAAGAAAGTCTTTCCCGTGCTTGATTCTCCTGCCAAGGCAGTAACCTTGTTGGAAGGAAGACCTCCAAACAGTGAACCACTAACAAGGGCATTAAAAATATAAGAGCCAGTATCAACGTAAGATGTAATGTCGCCAGCAGCAACCCCGTCGCTAACAAAACCAGCAAACTCATTGCCGCTATCTTTGACTATAGTATCTAGGAATCCCATTGTTTTACCTCATCTTCATACATGTTTACATACGAGTAATTGTTACTCATCAGTTTAGCAAATGCTCTGGCGGTCTCATACTCGTCAAAACATTTGATGTTATCTGGACCAATCTGCCCTACAACATGATTGGTCCAACTCACAACCCAGACATTCATTCAAAGAAACTCCCGATAGAAATTTTTTTCTCGTGTGTCCATCCAATACATTGTAGCACATTTTTGAGAGGTTCGAGGAACGACTTTTCAAATTGTGTCTGATAGTCAACGTACTTCTCAAGTCCAAATTCATGCGGCAGATCGCCAAAGAAACTAATGCAGTTTTCATGAATTGGATTGGGAGTTTTCAAATACATGAACTTGATTTTTTCACCCTCTTGAATGAGAGGATGCTTGTTTTCAATCTTGTATTTCCTGATGTAGTGATTGTAAAGTAGAGCTCCCCTTACGTGAATGGGGGTTGCCTTCTGGTAGATCTCATGGGGGTGCCTATACTTTGCCAGATTGTTGACGCCTCGTGGGAAAGCAACTTCGTTGTAGGGTCGCTTTCTGGTTTCATTGCGGACATCATTGATGAAACCGATGAGTTCATCATTTGTTTTGCCGATAATGATTTTGAAGGCTTCATACAATTTGTCTCGGAAATATGCTGGAGTTGAAGACCTAGCAGTTTCAAGACCCATAATTTTCATCTTGGGTTCTTTGTATCTAACTCCTTCGCTGTCCCATACATTGAGAATGTATCGCTTCTTTGCAGTCCAGATGCCACGATTGGCGATGTTCTCTCGCTTCATCTGCATCTTCTGGTCATAGGCATTTACATAGTCTGCCAGTTCTTGGTAAGAACTTTCAATATAAGGTTCAAGTTCCATTTGACAGATCTTGTCAAGGAACCCAACAACTTTCTCACTAATTTTCTCTCGTCCCTCGTATATCTTTTCAACCAAAGGACCCATATTGAGATAGATGCTGTCAGTATCAGAAGCAATAACATAATCAACATTACCAGTCTTCAATACCTTATTTAGATACTGGTTCATTTTGTTCTCAATCCAACGGATAGAGAGTTGACCAGATAAGGTGATCGCTTCAGCATTTGCCAACTTGTAATAACGGAAGTGCTCGTTACCAATAGCACCATAGGCAGAGTTCAGAGAAATCTTCTTTGCCATCTGAATGTTATTACAGCGGGCAATCTCTTTCATGAGTTCGACAGTTGGTGTCTTCTCATACTGCTGCTTAGCAACAAGCATCTTCTTTTTATAGATCACACGACCATCATACATCTTCTGCATCATTTGAGGCAGGAAACCATGAATGTCTTTGCGATACTGTGCGCCATTAGCAGCAACACAATACTCAGTATCCAGTTCAATCTCTTTGTTTAGGAACCCCTCAACATTTGCGCTGGGATGGCGACGTTCGGTGAGTGTCTCTGGCGAGATATTGTACTGCATAATAAGATGGGGATACAGGCTATTGAGATCAAAACTGACCACCCAATTATAAAACCCAGGTATCGGTTCCTTGACATACGCTCCTGCATACTTCTCCGTCTTGGTTGCTTCTTTCTTGGGAGGAATAGCGACCTTACGTTTCAACAGCTCCACATAGATATAGTTATCCCACATCCGAACTTGACTAAACACATCTTCATAATTCACCTTGGCGTCGTATGCCATAGTGAAGGCAAGTTCAATCAACTTCATCTTGTCGTCTAGTTGATCCACCAGGCGAACGTCATGAATGTTGTATTCAATAAACTTTTGCCAGTCGTTCTCATAGAACTCCTTGAAAGTATCAAACTCGCTGTGATCGAGTTTCTTGGCGCCAAGTTCTACGTTACAGATATGATCCAGACGGTAACTCTCTTGGTTGGTGTAAGTGAACTTCTTATACAACTCAAGGTAGTCTAGAGTAGAGATGCCAAGAGTATCTACGGCAAACTGCTTACGACCCTTGATAAAGATTTCACGCTTCGATACAAGTTTCCATGGTGACAGAAGTTTAGTGAACTTCTCACCCATTACACGATCAATACGATTGTGAATGTATGGCATGTCGAACAGTTGAACGTTCCAACCAGTAATCACATCTGGAAAGTTTGCTTGCCAGAATTCAAGGAATGCTCCCAACATGCTCTCTTCATGGCGGAAATGCATGTAGTCCACCATGGGGTCTTTGTTATTGAATGGTCGTGCCCCGAACACAGTAATTCGACCAGTGAAGCTGTCTTTGATAGAGATGGCAAGGATCTCCTGATCGGCAGTTTCAACGTTAGGGAAACCGTTTTCGGCAGCAGTTTCAATGTCGATTGTAAATACACGGATCTTATTACTGTCGAACTTAACTTCTTCTTCTGGGTGTTCTTCAGCAATATATTGATAAAGGAAGCGAGTATTGCCATAGATCTCAAAGTCGTCTACTTCTTTGTATTGCTTTACAAAATCTCGTGCCTCAGTAATAGAACCAAACTTATGTGGTTCCACGCAATCACCCTCAAGGGTACGCCATTCAGAATAGTTCTTTGTAGGCAAGTACAGCGTGGGGTTGAAGGGAACCTTCACGCTGTAGCGATTGCCATTTTCATAACCACGGACTAGCAAACGGTTGCCAGCTTGTTCAACATTAGTATAAAACTTCATTCAGATTTTGGCGGATCAACTTTAAGTAGATAAGCAGCAAGAAGTTTGGTGCTTGGATTGACAAGTGTGGTGATGTCAGAAGACCTAACGATCACCTCACGATCATTTGAATGGGGAGGCCATGGGGTGATATCTCCATCATATTCTACCATGTAGGGATCACGCAGGACGCAATCGGGGTCACCTATCGAAGTGGCACCCTCGATCTCCTCCACCTGGGCGATGATCCAATCATTCGCCAGCTTCAGTAGGTTCGCTGCTATTTCCATTAGGCTCCTCAAAGAAAATATTATTTGTATCAACGCCAAGTTCAACTAGGCGATTGACATAGTTATCAAGTACTCCATTATCAGGAAATACAACACTGATAATATGAGAACCACTAATTCTATGTTCTTCTACAGGACTGTATGGACAGAACCTAGTGTAGTTAATGGCAATATCTCCATCCTCATTACGTTCTCCAAGGGTAAGAACATATGGATAGATCAAACGATATCCAACGATATCTTCGTTATCTCCTTTAACATCACCAAATAAGCACAGCACATTATCGCCAGTAACTAACTTAACGATCCTGACAAAGTGGTTTTGCTTCAACTCAGACATTTGCTTCTATCTCCTGTTTTTGTTCTAATTTAGTTTCATAAGCTTTTTGCAATCCTGGTTCAGGACTACTGATTGTCATAACACAATCATACGGAATTTTAAACATGGTATCTGGAGAATATGGGTTCCACTTACTAAAGCGAACCTGATATTCCATACCACGTGCTTCTGTCAGATACTGTGGGATTGCGCCATCCAGACTTAAAACATAAGGTTCGTCCATCAAAAGACAAATTCCTTTTTTATTATCGTCTTCGCCATCGAAGACTTCTTTAAGTTCCGTGATAATTCGTTCACCTGTCTTTAATGTAATAATTGATACTGCCATAGTTTAGTGTAGGTGTATTATTAGTTTAGCATTAAAAAAGGGCACCGTCAAGTGCCCGAATATTTAGAACCACTTTTTACGCTTGTCTTTTTCTGGTAGTTCTTTTTTCAACACAACTGTCAATAAACCATCCTTAAATTCTACACTCTCTACTTCAACATCTTCTGCCATCTGCCAGTTGCGACTAAATGATTTTTGAGAGATACCTTTGTGTTGATACTTACGTTCTTTTTCTTCTTTTGATTTGTTGGCAGATACTGTTAGAACATGTCGTTGAGTTGCGACTTCAATATCTTCGCTTGTAAATCCAGCCAAAGCGACTTCAAGTATGGTTCTGCCATCGTCTCCGTCAACCACATTGTACGGAGGATAACTAGATCCAGTGCCTGCAATAGCTTCCAGTCTTCTGAATGTTTCATCGAAACCAATAGAGTAAGGAGTATATGTTTCCCAATTGAATGTTACCATTGTCCTAAAAAGCAACGTTTACATGTGACCCGTTAGGCATCACACTAATACTTATACACTTCACATAAAAAATGGGGGTTATGAAAACCCCCATGAATACTACGGTTTATACTAATTTAATAGATCTCAATATACATTCCTGTAGTTCATTTCCAGGAATTCTATTGTTACAAATATACTCAAGAGTGTGATATGAAAACAAATCAAATCCAACAGAAACTCTATAATATTCTGTGGGATCTACTTTATGCAAAACCCATGATGGAAACATCGTTATTCTAGCTGGTTTATTTTCACATTTCCATGGTCCATAATAACTACTTAAATGTGGAATATGATAATCTGTGGTTGTTTTATTATCAGATAACATTAGATTGCCACTAAGAAAAGTATTTTCATGATAAGAATGACAATGTAATGGTACACTTTCCATGGGGTTTAAAACGACTGCCCAACCACGAATCCATACATCATCAATTCTTTCTTTGGGAAGATCCAAAGTATCCATGTAGTTACTATAAACTCTAGTTATAGATGCTTGTAAAAATTTAACCGCTGGATTATCCCATGTAAAAATATTATACGTTCTCCAAGTATCTTTGTAAGAACCTGGATTATATTCTTCAATTTTTCTTATTAATTCTTTAACAAAAAAATTATTAAGATCTTCTACCCATATAGGGCAATCAAATACGGGAGCAAAGGGAGTATTTGGTTCCCAACTTTTCCAACGATGTAAATTTGTATGTGTGTTTTTTAATTTACAATTAGCTTGGTCGAGAGTATTATTCACTTACCTTTTTACGACCAATATTATATTTGCTTTCTAAAGTCCATTCATCCTTTTCTTTGAAGGCAAGCACTTTGATTTGATTGAGTGGAGCAAGATCAGCAATCTTGTCTGGCGTTACAATTGTAATCAATCCCCAATCACTCAGAAGTTGGATAATACGATTGCGACGCTGAACATCGTTTAGTGAAAGATTAGTATTCTTCCCATCAAGAGCAAACAACTCTTTGAAGTGAACAATATAATACTTACCCTGCTTATGCAGAATGTGACAAGACTGATAGATCTTCTTTTCTTTACGAGAAGCTACACCAATTCGTGTCAGGGTTTCCCTCACTTTTAGGAAATCATCTGGTTCGTTCAGGATGATTTCCACCATATCAGATTGTTTCCACTGGATTTCAATTTCGCCACTCATTTTCTTCCACCTTTATTCAGTACCTTTGTAATATGATCTAGCTGATCCTTGGTGAGAACCCTGAGTGCTTGGAGTGCTTTATCGTCATTATAACCATAATACTCCTTGACTACATCAAGATAATCAATAGAATCTTTTTTCGCCCAAGGAGAAAATCTTTTCCTCGGTTTGACACTATTTAGTAGAAAATCATATTGAAGCTTTTTAGGGAGATGACAATTCTTGTTCATCTCATTTACAAATAAAATTGTATCAGTAAAAGAACTTAGGCAGCGATTGATAATATAGGGAGCATATGCTTTCTCAGCATCAATATCATCTTCAAGAATATTTTTCTTGGATTGGTTGATGCTGTACAGGTAATCTTTCAGTTGGTATGTCATTCCAGTGTCTCACAACTCCAGCAATAATAAAAATGTTAGTAACAAAATAAGAGATAAAAATAAGGGTGCGAATAATCGCAACCCTGTCAGATTCTTTATCACACCCAGAAGCTTTCTCTCCTAGTGCTTTACACCACAGTCGCCAAATCATTTGAACACGGCAGTAACATTCACAACTTTAGCAGTAGGGTTGCGGGCAAGAGCGGTCTGGCGAGCATCCTGATAGTTTGCTGCCTCAACGATCTCATCAAAGAGACGACCAGCAACGTAGAGTTGAACTTTAATTTTCATAGTTGTAAAGGACGAGTTCCTTTCGTTCTGCTTGATCTATTGTATACGACCCGACCGACCGCATGGTGTAGGTGTGTGCAAATTCTCCAACTGTCCACCCCTGGAACCGCTCCTTGACTAGGTTGGAATTGTTGTAGGAGACTAGTTGAGGGCAAATATGACGGTCACAATCAGCAGCAAACTTATCGTGATCAAATCCTTTGTGCATTGATCCCTTACGCCCATAGAGGTTGTCCTTAATATCGTAAGGAGGATCAAGATAAACAAATACATTTTTCTGATCAGTCAACATATCTTCGTATGACCAGTTAGTAATATACCAGTCTTTGATCAACTTACCATACTCAGGGATCTTCTCAATACCATTCATAGAGAAATTACTTTCACTTGCTTGTGCAGAGAAGGATGAGCTTTCAGTCAGACCAGAGAAAGAACACTTATTGATAATATAGAAAGCAACTGCACGGTAGAAGTCTTCTGCCTCTTTGTGATTTAGTTGGATCTTCATTTCGTTGAAGAGTTGCCTGGCAAGTTCTGGTGTGCCATAATCTTCTTTATAACCTTTGATGCAACGATGTAATTCTTCTGGTTCATCACGAAGGATAGACCAGAAAGTGTACAAAGGATTATAAAGATCATTCACCCAGATTTGAATGCCAGGATAACGCTTAGTCACTTCAAGTGCTACAGATCCACCACCAATAAAAGGTTCCCGAAACTCATGAAAGTTCTTCAGATCTGGCATGTATTGAAAAAGTTTAGGTAGAGCTCTGCTCTTCCCCCCTGGGTAACGCAACGGAGTTTTCAGAGATTTCAAAGTCTGGGGCATGATATTTAAGATACTCAAAGAACGTTAGTTTCATTTCCTTCTGCGTCATACCACAGTGTTTGGCAGCAGCAGGTAAGGTCATTTTAGCACGAAAGAGAGCTTCGTTTGCCTCTCTTACATTATCAGGGGTTGTCTTTACTGGGGCATCGTATAGGTCCCACTTATTGATTTTTGGAAAGATCATTCACGACACCTCATTTTAGCATATTCAAATATTTTTCCTGGGATATTTACACCCAAAGCATTCTCAAAACCGTAAAATCCTGGTGAGGAGTTTGCTTCACAGATACGGTATCCGTCTTCATGGAAAAGCAAATCAACACCAGCAATGTCAAGATCAAGAACCTTTGCCGTTTGTATAGCAAGCAGTTCCATTTTTTCATCAACGTCATAAACTAATCCTTTACCTCCACGGGATATGTTTGCTTTGAATGATCCATCGGTAGCTTGGCGAAGCATAGCACCAACGACCCTACCACCAATAACAACAACACGAAGATCACGTCCCTCTGAAAATTGTACATACTCTTGGACGATCATACTGTTCTTGAAGTCTAGGGCGGAAATCAATTCTGACAAGTCATTGAATTGTTTTTTATTCTCACAAAGATAAACACCTGCTCCATGTGATCCAGTAATCACTTTGACTACACAAGGAAACCCTACTTGTTTTTCAACTAAATCAGGATTACTCGGAAAACGAGTAAGCATCGTTTTGGGAATAGGAAGTCCTGCCTGTGCCAAAATCTGATTGGCATACATCTTATCTTTTGCTGCGATGATCGCATCAGAGTTTGGCAAAGTAGGAACATTCAGTCTTTCGAATTGACGCAAGACGGACAGATTGTAGTTACCAGTAGCAGAGCCTGTCCTAGCGAGTAGAACATCTGGGAGGCTAACAATCTCATTTTGGTAACGGATTGATTTTCTGTCATCACGAGAAACAATAAGGTCAATTTCATCAGCATAGACAATCTTGAAATCAATTCCAAGATGTTCTGCTTCTTCTAAAAATCTATCTCTTTCGTAAACTTCTCTCGTTTTACGATTTGCTAACATCCATGTTTTCATCTGAATTCACAACTCATCATGAGTTCTGTAAGACACGCCAACATATTTACCTCTTGATCAGGCACAATTGTAATATCTCGCATATATTTTGCAATGATTAATACTGCCTCAGGAATAGAAGAAGGCGTAAGAACATCATACAGACTATCATAAACCTTACGCATCATCATGCTGGGGTCATTATCGAGATGCTGGACCACCCAGTTCTTCACAGTAGTAAACTCTTTCTTCTTCAGGGAAGTGAGTAGAGCATCCAAATTGACATCAGCGACATCAACAAGAATAGCGGAACTGATAGCGCCAGTCGCAGCATAACGCTGACATTCGTTGATAAGACGGCGCCAGTCTGGATAGTATCGCTTGACAAGCTTGGCGAGGACTTTATCTTCATACTCAACCTGTTCGTGGGTCAGAATAGTTTTCAGGCGAGTAAAGAACTCACCTTGAAGTTGAACTGCCTGGTCTGGTTTGATCCTGAAATCCACAACCGTGCAACGGGAATGGAGAGGTTCAATAATCTTGTTGATGAAGTTACAAGTGAAGATGAAGCGGCAGTTGCCATGGAACTCCTCCACGGCGGTCCTGAGGGACAGTTGCACGTCGTTGGTGGTGTTGTCCGCCTCGTCGATGATGACGACCTTGTGGGACGCCCCAGAGGTCAGAGAGATCGTCGTGGCGAACTGCCTGACACGGTTGCGGACCGTATCGAGGAAGCGCCCCTCGTCCGAACCGTTAATGATGATATAGGAAGCCCCGATCTCATTACATAACGCTTTGGCAATTGTGGTCTTTCCGACACCAGCAGTGCCAGTAAGTAGAAGGTTAGGGATCTCTTCTTGTGCAATAAATCCTTTGAATACTTCCTTGATATTTTCTGGAAGGATGCAATCCTCCACGATGGAAGGACGGTACTTCTCAACCCACAAGAACTCTTTACTCATTCCAAATCTCTCAAAATAGTTTTCGTCACAATCTCAGCAGCATTCAATTCTGCTCGCATGTATTCTACACCATCCTCTGGAACGGTGTGATCTCCACAAGTAAAGATATCACAAACTGCTGTGCCATTCTCTGGCCAAGTATGAATGCTGATATGACTTTCAGCAAGCAGAGCAACAGCAGTGACACCTTGAGGAGAAAACTTATGTGAATGTAAAGCAATCAGAGTTGATTTACACCACTTTGCTGCTTGATACAAAGTGTCTCGGATGAAACCTTCATCATCAAGATCTTCAGCAGCACACCCCTTCAGGGTAAAAAGAATGTGTTTCAATAGTCAGGGCTCCAGTGCAATATAATAGGTCAGGTCGAGATTTTGATTGGTCCATTCGGAAATGAGATGTTTAGATACTTTGACAACATAATCACCAGGGAACAGACGGATGTTTTCAATCTTAACATCCAGTGAATAATCGCCAGTACAATCACCAGAAATGGATTGCTCGTAAGTATTGCTGGTATCATTCTCTTTGTCACGAAGGATGAGTTTGATTTCGTTGTCTTCGCTCTGGAACGTCAGATCAGGAAGACTATAAACAGCAGATGCTTTCTGAAGTGAAAGCAGATCTTCACCAGTGATGTTGAACTGGATATCAGCACCAGGGAACTTTACATTCTTTTCAGGCGCAGATTTGAGCGTAATTTCAGGATCAGAGAAATAGTAGCGAGCAGACTTACCACTGCCACGGATGCTGACAAAATCGCTAGATGAGAACTCAAGCTCAGGACGGTCAAACAAAGAGATCCCAGAAAGAAACTGACTGAGATCATAAATTGCGAAGTCCATAGGAAATACTTCTTCACTAGAGAACGCTGCGAGAATGTTTTCTGCATTGCTAATCGTGCGTACTGTGCTTCCCTTTCGGAATACGATGGAGGAATTGATAGTGGAGAAGTTTTTGAGGACATCAAAGGTTTTTTTAGACAGGGTTACTTTACTCATCGGTTGTAATCTTCACGGGTAGCGTTTTTATCGTTGAAGTGCATAAGAAGCACGGCATAGTGTAGCACCTTCATGATGTCCATGCGAGCACTACCTTTCTTATCATAGCGAGAAGCATACTTTAGGATGTTGCTACGACAGAAACGTTCACCATCACCACATGCTTCAATCAGATCCAGTGTTTGGATTTTGTCATCACCAGCAGAGTAATGTTGTTTATAGGTATTCACGATGTAGTCACGCAACTCGTTAATGATTGCGTCTTCATTATATTTGAAATTCATTTCACTTGTTCCAGATCATTTGAATATTACTATGGTAGCATTCTTGAACGTTGCCGTCAAGGTCTTTGACAAATAACTTCAGACCCTCGCCACCTAGGATCTTCACGGTCTTGCCGCCATCAAGGACGGCAAGATGATTTACATACCCGTGGAACTTATCAAAGTTCGTATTCGACATGGATGCCTTCCTCCTTAGTTTCTTCCTTGGTTTCTACCTTAGCATCAATCTTATCATACAGTTCGATGAAAGATTGCTTGGTCTCATCATCAAAACGATTGACACAGACCTTGATAGCTTTGATACGATCCTGCCAGATAGCAAAGGCACGGATGATGTGAACCAGACGACGGGTGGAGATCACCTCATCGATACCACCATCTTTGAAAGTTTTACGGATAATGTCTGCCCAGTTGGCAAGGTTCTCACAGAACTCAACATCATCAATGCCCAGAGAAGCAGCAACTTTCTTGAGAATGTTAGTCTCGATAGTGACGGTAGGATAGTCTTGCTCAAACGTGAGAGCAAAACGCTCAAGGAATGCTTCGTTCAGAACGTTGGTGCCGATGAAACGTCCATCTTCAGAACCCTTGCCTTTGGTGTTGGCGGTGGCGAAGATGTTGAAACCAGCAGCAGGTTGAACGAACTTGCCAATCTTCTTCAGGAAAATACCTTTACCCTCAAGAATAGATTGCAGGCAGAGGATCTTATTGGATGCCAGATCAACCTCGTCTAGAAGGAGAATAGCTCCACGTTCCAGAGCCTCCACGACGGGTCCATTATGCCAGACAGTTTCGCCAGCAACAAGACGGAACCCACCAATAAGATCATCCTCGTCAGTCTCAATGGTGATATTCACACGGATGAGCTCCCTATTTAGTTGAGCACACGCTTGCTCAACAGAGAAAGTCTTACCGTTACCAGACAGACCAGTGATAAAAGTGGGGTAGAAGAGGCGGGATTGAATGATCTTCTTTACGTCAGAGAAATTCCCGAACGGGACATAGTTGCCATCTTTGGCAGGAATAAGGTTCTGTTCTTCCCGAACGGTAACACCAACAGCAGGAGCAGCAGCAGGAGATTGATAGGTTTGCTCAAGGCGTTCCTGAACAGTCAGGTTCCAAGTGCCACGTTTCACATAGAAGTCACGCAGTCGCTTGGTAGCAGTAGCATAAGTGATACCAAAGACACCACAAGCATCCTGAACCTGGGCAGCGTTGATATCGTTGCCGAAATTGTTGGACAGGTAAGAAGTCAGTTGCTCAGTGGTAACGTCAGATTTGGCAGGCATTTTGGTCATTTCGTTGATGTAGTTATTATAGGGCAGGAGGGGTGGTCTGGCGTCAGACCCAGGACGGTTTGCGAGCTGGCACACGCAGGTAGTTGGATGCGACCCAAGGTTTACTAGCGATATACATTTTGTAAGCATCGAATGTAGAGATGCTCGTATCATATTTGTATTCATCAGGCATCGCACGAGCAAATGGTGTCACCTCCGTGATCTTACCTTTGGGGAAAAGATAATATGCTTCAAGCAAAGTGTTATAGCAAGAATGAAACTTGCCATAACGAACAGAGTATTCATCACACAAATTCATACCCCACTTGATCAACCAGTAGGCGTTGTCAATAGTTTCAGATGCCCACTTTGTACAGGGATGGTTGCGAAACGCACCCTTTTCTGTACGATATGCGATACCATCTGCTTTATGAATAGGACCATAATTGTGATACCACTTGGATGCCACGATGGATAGCATCTGGCAACACTCAAGTGGCATCTTTACGATATGTTTATCTGGCAAACAAATAGCACTCTCTGCAGGAAACGGGGAAGTGACAAAGATGTTCATGCGACATACTCCACGAAAGAATTGAGAAGTTTTTTGTTGGTGGTTTTAGAACTCAGCATCTTTTTGAATGCCTTGGTGATATCACCCTTCTTTGCACCAGACTCTACATCGAACGCAGAGCTCTCGTCAAGAGAACTGTTACTAATCGCATAGAGAGCGGTGAATGCTTTGGGATGGGGGATGATGGCAGACTTCTCTTTCTTCCACTGCTTCTGAACCTCACCATAGTGGGCAACGTCAGCATAGGAACAAACAAAGTTAGAGAGTTGGGAACCAGAAAGAATACGGAAACCCAACACATTCACGCCAGGGTTACGGTCACGCAGTTGCTGAAGGAAGATGTTGGTATTACCATCCCAACCTTCAAAAGACTTATAGACACGACCAGTCTGACGATCACGCAAACAAGCATTACTGTCAAGACGGCGAGGACGAACATAAGAATGATCACGGTATTCGTCATACAGTTTGCGACCATAGGAAGTCTGGCAAGCTTCACCGTCAGAAAGAATACAGACATTCACTTTCTGAAGATCGTTCTGTTTCTTGAACTGAGGAATGATGTAGTTGAGCATCACAATACCCTCGTTCAGAGGAGTGCCAGACAATCCAAGACCAGTAGTAGAACTGTAATAGGTGTGATAGGTATAGGTATATGCTTCTCGATAAAGATTACGGCACATACGCTCATAGTCTTTACCGTTAGAACGAGAAGATACAAAGTTCATCAGATGGAACATACCTTTCTGAAGATACACTTTGCCTTCATGGCAACCATTAGCAGAGAAGTATTCATCATTAGAGATGTATTGATCTTTGCCTTGCTTCATACGACGAACAGGGAAGTAATCATTCGTGAAAGCATACACCTCAAACGGGATCTGAACTTTCTTACAGAAGGCAGTAAGGTTCAGAAGCTGTTTGACAGTAGCAAAGATCTCACGCTGCATCGAACCAGACCAGTCCAGAAGGAACAGCAGACCATGGTTCTTACCGTCAGGAAGAACAGTAACTTTCTTGAAGATATCTTCGTTGTAAAGATAGGTATGAAGTTTGGTGGTGTCAAGCACACCAGTCTTGGATTGACCAGCACGAGCATAAGCATCGGCAGACTTGCGACACTCAAACTCCTTAACAAGGTAATTCACTTCTTTCTGTGATTGCTTACGGAAGGATTGATATTCGATATCGACACCTTCATAAGCATTATCAGGCAGATGATTACTAGCTTCACGCTGCTGATCAATCCAGTCATGAATTTCAGTCCAGTCAGCAACATAGTCATCAAGAACTACGCTCTCTGGGATCTCAACGTAATAAGTATTACCACCAGAGAACGTGTTGGTCAGACGTTCAGCAGCACGATCAAATGCGTCTTGAGTTTTAGAACTCTCATCGTCACCTTCATCACCAGCAGCATCAGCATCCTCACCTTTCGGTTGAGTAGCACCACCAGTCTGCTGACCTTGCTGATCAGAATTGCTGGAAGGTTGGTTCTCGTCAGCATCACCTTCTTCAGGTTCATCATCACCCCCAAATTGAGTGGAACCACCCCCACCTTGAGTGGTCTGGTCAATATCAACATTAACATTTACTTCCTCAAGTTCTTGCTCTTTCTTGCTGAATTCATACACATCTACAGCAATTTGGAGCACCTCATCAAAGCTTTCTGCTTCATCTGTGCGAGTGACAAACACTTGCTCATCAGCAGCAAAAGGAATGAAAGCACTAGCACCAACCTTGAAGTGAAGATTGATACGGTCAATCAGACTGTAAGTATTCAGATCATCATTAGCGATACCAAAGAAATCCTGGGCATTCAGTTCTTGATACCCACCAGCAAAAGACTTACGCAGACCAGGATACTTACGCTTCATCATCTTCTCAATACGTGCATCTTCGATCACGTTGATGAAATCTTTAGGACAATCTGCTTTCTCGGTCCAGTCTTCGTTAGGGGTGAAGAGAGCGTGTCCCACCTCATGACCCACCAGCATATCGTAGACGGTCCCAGAAGCACGATCCCAGTTCGGCAGGGTCAGCACACGGGTTTCCACGTTGAAACATGCTGTGGGGCAGTTACGGTGCTCTACAACGAGGTTCTCGGTTGCTAGCAGTCGGGCAAGGTTGCCTTTGA